AGGTATTAAGTATTCAAACTTCATGACTTCTTCAACATGTCTATCAGTAATAACGAAATAATTGGAATAATAAAATTTTAATGCATCATTTAAACTTGTTTCAGCTCCCTGGTGCATTGTGTTACCACATATTAAAGCATTGTTAGGTTCATAATCAGGTATTGTCTTAAGCTTGTCCTTGTATCTCAATTTGTACTTGTGAGGGCAATTAATATGAGTCTCTACTCTTGAGTGACTGTATCTCATTTAATCATCCTTCCACATTAAAATTAACTTCTAATATCTTTCTACTAGCTAAGTAATCACATAAGTGTGTAAAACATTGCATTGTACTTTCAGGCTTTGGTAATACTTCTTCTTTAGTCTTATAATCAGTATTCCATTCTCCCATGTGTGACTTAATACATTCTGCTATTTGATACCAACAATCGTCTTCCATAATGTCTATCACTTCTTGTGGTAACTCTTCCTCTTCTACCTCGAAGTATTTATCCTCTAAGTATTTAACTACTTCTAAAGGGTGTGTGGAGATTGTATAACCATTGCTATCAGGTCCATGTTTAACACCATCATGAAGTAATAGAGCTACCCTTATAATATCTTTTTCTACCTTTGAAAAATTTTGAACTGTATTATTTCTAAATAATTCATTAGCAATCCTAACAGCAGCAATAGTATGTCTTACTAGACCCCCTTCACCGAGAGTATAAGATGGATGATATTTTCCTGTAGAGCTTGCTGCAACCTCGTAGAAGTAATCAGGTAATATATTCAAGCACCATTTAACAAATACCCTTAAAGTTTCATTTTCAATACTTTCTAATTCTGCTTGGAAATCATATTTAGGAGTTTTATAATCTTGATCTACATCTTCTGCTATATCTAAGTCGTCAAATAATTCTTTTAACTTATGAATAGCTTGTAAAGGCATGTTCCAGGATTTAGTATTTGGATTATATTTTCTTCCTGGTATTGATTTAACTTTTGATACTATGTTAGCGTCATAATCAAAGCTAACATTTAAAGTATCATTGATTTTAATAACTTTAATCATTTATTTACCTCCTCTATTATGTTTTCTGTTATGCTCTCTAATTCTTATTGAGTNTTCTCTATTTGATGTATGTCAGCATCATTAGTTTTCTTTTTAAATCTTTTAGTGTAATAATCATTTATATATTTTTTCATAAATTCTGATTTACTTAACGCTTTCATTATCACACCTCACATAAAACTCTAAGGTCCTTTTTGAGCCTTTCAAAATCCTTAGGATAAACTATATAAGCATTTCCTTTCGCCTGTTCTATTAACCTTACATTACGTTTTTGAAGTTCACTAGCATGTCCATTTTCAGCTTTAACTTCTATTGCAACAAAATGACCATTTATACAAGCTATAATATCTGGTATTCCTGACTTACTATAAGGTCCCGCCCAATATTTGAAATACCATGTATTAGGTAATGTATCTAAGAAAGCTTTTATTTTGTTTTCAAATTGTTTTTCAGCTGCCATTATTCTTCATCCTCTACTGGTAAAAATCCATCTTCTAATATTGATGTATAAATTATTTCGTTATTTTCATTAACATCAAATTTATATCCTGCATCCATTACTTAATCACCTCATTTAATCTATAAATTATTCCTTCTAGATCATCTTCTATATCTGAAACTTCGTCATCATAGTCTTCAAAACAATCCCTAATTTTATTTATTGCATCTTTTACATCTTCTATATATTTAATTATTAATGATGTATCAATTTCTCTATTTTCACTTACCACTAGTTCATCAACTTCAATTCGAACATAATTTAGCTCTGCTAATGCTCCTTCAATACTATTTAATACTTTTGATGATTTTGCCATTTACCATTCTCCTTTCAGCTTAATTCTTATTGAGCTTTTAACATTAGAAGTCTTACTATATTTTTCAGCTATTTCAGGCATATCCTTTTTAAGTTTTGCACTATCTATGCTAGTCCTTGTTGTAGGAGCTGTATAAGTTATTGTCATTACTTCATTATCCCATTTCTTGACACCATGCTTTTCCATAGCTTTAAGTAAATCTTCTTTTAACTTCTTCTTAACTTCCTCAATTTTAGCTGCTTGAATTTCTAAATCTTGAATTTGTTTTAAAACTGGCATAATTTCTTTTGGTAACATTGGTACTGATGCTTTAAATTCAATTCCTACTAACGCTTTATCCCAAGCTTCTTCACTACCATCATCAGGTAAATCAAAATCCATTGGCCATAAATCATTTTCAGTTACAAATGTGATAAATTCCTCTCTAGTCATATCCTTTGACATTTCTTCAACGCTCTTTTTCATATTAATTTCCCCCTTTAGCAATTCTTATTGGTAATATTAAATCTAATTTTTCATTTTCAGTTATTACAATTGCACTGACACTATTAGTCATGTGAAGTTCAGTCTTCTCACCGTAATGAGATAAGCATTCAGTTAAATATTTAATATTCACATGTATCTCTAAATCTTTACCTGATTTCTCAATCTCAACTATATCTTTTATAGTCATATCTGCTGATTTAGCTATTAGTTCTAGTTCATTACCCCTGAAATTCAAGGTTACAAGTTCCACTTTTTTATAAGTTTTTAATAGTTTAACTACTTTATTAGCATTTATTTTAGCTACAACTTCATCTGAAACATTAATTAAACCCTTATAATTAAAATAACTACCTTCTTCAGTTTTCCCAGTTATCATTACATTTTCAAACACTAAAGTTTGAACATCACCCCTTTGATAAATTGCTACACTTAAAGTATTTTTGAACTTTTTATATAGCTTAATTAATTTATGTGGTATTAAAACCTTTTGATAATTACCAATGTGCGATCTACTAGCTAATCTATAACCATCCAAAGCAACTATATTTTTATCATCTACATATACACAATTAAGAATTGGTCTAGTTAGATCTTTTCCTATTGCATATTCAACATCTATAACTTTGTCAAAATCATCTTTGGATATTTCAGTTATATAATCACCTAACTGTGGAATAGGTAATTTTGAATTATTAACTGTGTATTTTATTTCTCTTGTATCAGTTTTTAAAGTATCCTCAGTAATATCTACCCAGGTTGAATTTTTGGGAATGTTTGATAGAACTTCATTTTTTATTATTGAAGCACCAGGTTCTATTACTTCTCCCTCAGCAAGTATTAATATTGTTTTAGTATCAGGTGTATTATCAGTGTTGGCTAATAGTGTAATTTTCTCTTCATCAGCTATTACTGATACTTCTTCCTTAGTAACTTTTAATATTTTTTCTATATCTTTATAAGCTACTGATATTTTCAATTTTTAATCCTCCTCCAATTCTTCAAACAATTTATTTGTAAAATCTCTTCTAGTACCTAGAATATCAAATATTTTCTTTTCTATAGTTCCTTCAGTAATTAAGTAATAATACATACAAGTTTTCTTTTGACCTAATCTATGAGTTCTTTTCTTACTCTGCTCGAATAACTCACTACTAAGCGGCAAACTGAAATATATAATTTTATTACTTAGCTGTAGGTTCAGTCCCATAGCTCCAGCTTGATATTGAAGTAATGTCACTGAATTGTCTTTGGTTTCATAATTTTTAAGATCCTTAACCTTGCCATTCACAACTGATATTGGTTTATTTAACTTCTTACAAAGCTTTTTAATCTCTTCCATTTCCCCTGTGAAGTTGTAGAATATTAAAACTCTATCTTCGGTTGATTCTAGTAACTCTCCTAAAATCTCATATTTATTTGGGTTATACATAGCTGCTAACTGTCTCTGATATAACATGTTAGTAAGAGTTGTATCTCCAACTAATTCTTGATTATTTATAGTTACTAAGCGGTCTTTTTTAAACTTTTTATATTCTTTAGTAGACTTAATATTTACTATGTTATCTAGCTGCTCAGGAAGTGTTAAAACTTCTTCTGTTTTCTTAAACACTGCTCCATATTGCCTTAGTTTAACTTTAAGCCTGTCTACATTTTTGTAGCCAATGACTATTGGTATTTTAAATCCGTTAACTTCCATATTTTTTGTGATAATATAGTTATCCCAAAATGCTTTTTTACTAATATTCCAACCTAGTAATTTACATTGACTATAAAGTTCTTCATACTTTCCACTACATGGAGTTCCTGATAATAAAATTACATTTTTAGGTTTCATTTTAAGTATGAATTTAGTTCTTTTAGCTTTTTCATTCTTAATCATTGAACTTTCATCCAACATCAGAGTGTAATTCTCTAATTGAAGGAAGAANTTTCTTCTGAATATCAGATCATAATTTATGATTCCAACCAATGGGAATGGTGGTTTATATTCAAGATGATGTTTGAAAAATTCTAGTTCTTTTTTATTTGTCAAGTCATAAACCCAAACCTTATAATATGTTTTAAAATGTTCAGTCCATGTTGAAATCAATGATTTTTGACAAATTACAAGATTGATGTGTTCATCAAGCTGCTTCATTTTTTCTGAACCTATGAAAGTCTTACCAAGACCCATGTCATAATAGTAAGCTACCCTGTTATGATCCTTAGTTAGTTCTATAGCTTCTATTTGATGTTCCATTAATTTAACTTCCAAAATTACCTCCATTGTCTAAGCTAATCGCATTACTATTTTTTAATAATTTTTGTTTTAATTTTTCTTCATTCTTTTCAAACCAAAACGGACTTATAATTTTCTTAGAATTCTTTTTAAAAAATCTATTTCTCTTTTTCTTCAAAATATTTACCTCCTAATTCTTCCTTGTATTTCTCTTTAGCTTTTCTTAGTGCAGCATCAAACTCTAAATTTTCTTTTAAAACTAAGATTTCTACTTCCTTTGAAATTTTTAAATAAACATTTATTTTTCCCATATCTACCTCCTTAAACTAATCTTTTTACATGTTTTTATGTGATAGAACTCATAATGATCAGCCCCTTTATTTATTAATAAAAATTTATTTGGATCTAAATTTTCTTTCTTTAAAAATTTAATTTCATTTTCAGATAATTCTTTACACCT